TCTTTATAATGAATGGCAGCTACACTCAGATAATGTAGAAGTCATATTCACCGTGCATACGGTGAATTGTGACCGCGTAATCTAGATAATGCTAAAAAAAGCAAATAAAAAAAAGATGTCTGAGCTTTAGCGAAAGACATAGATTAGCGTAGCTAATCGTTTAATACCACTTAGAACTTATCAGGCCAATCTCTAAACAAGGCATGTTGAATGTCTCCAGCAACAAACTGATTAAATGACTTGTGTTTCACTTCGAGTTCGCCTTCTAATGGAGCAACACGACGAAATGCCGAATCCATTTGACCCATGTCTCGAAACTCCATAAGTATCATCCATTCCGGCATGTCAGCAATCGATCGGAATCCCATTTTGCAACGGGTGATTCTGTACGATTCCATTTTGCCTTCGGTGATCAAATGATCAAAGAAACTTTTCATTCCGTTGACCCAATCAAGGTCTGAGATGTCACCTTCTTTGTTTGCCCAAATTGTATATAAGTCTGCCATATTTTTACTCCAGTGGTCCTAGTATTTCAAATCCATCCATATCGGATTTGTATAAGTGCGCTTGCTCAAGGTACAAGTATTGAAATCCTCGTTCCTTGTAGATAGCACACTCTGCTTTCATTGTTTCGATGCCTAACCGCATCCGGGGTCGATGATAAGTCCACGCAAACTGGTCACACAAGGCATTGTGCTGATCAAATTTGCGAATTAAAGAAAACGCTACCAATCGTTCTTGATCGTAGTAACCAATGATCTCGGCCATTGGATCCATGTAACGGCTGTGAAACATGGGCATTACACTGGCAAAGTGTTTGTAGATGCAATAGGTTCTGTATATGTCGTCCAACCGGGACAGCACATCGGGATCGCGACTGGTAATATACTTCCACGAGACTGTGGGTGTATAGTTTGTTTTAGCCAAGTCAATTCTTGCAAATTGATAAGTCATAGTCTTGGGTCCTGGCGATGTTTGAACAGGGGTGTTAGATACTCTTCGGGCCAGGTGTCGTAAAAGCCCTTCCGGCCAACCAGTTGTGCTTTTTCATTCAAGTCTGTGAGACTTTGAATCAGGGCCAAGGCATAGGTTCCATTGTTCATGACCACACCGTTGACTACTTCTGCATCATCAGGATGATCTTCTAATGCTAACAAATTACGTGGCACTAAAAATTCTCGATTACAAATGTCAACAGCATGGCTCAATTCATCATGTGGTATATCCTTGGGATCATATACAAAAATAATCACACTCTTGCCCGCCAATCCTCGGCGACTGATCTGTGTGAGATCGTGAATGGGTGCCAGTCCTAGTCTGACATCAAAGTCCTGATCTATCCGAGCCTTGCGAGCATACGGGCAAGGAGCCCAACCACCCAGGTTAGCATGTGGAACTTCTACAAAGTTCATGATCCACTGTTCGATATTGTTTTTTACATCTTCTAATTTTAATAGCATAGTTTAAAAGAAAGGCAAGCCGCTTTTCTTGGTAGTTTCTAAATGTTCTTTAATTAAATCGTTAATCAGATTGCGTTCTTCATAACTCAATGCCATGGCTTGATCGTATGTCAATCCACCTCGCATGTACCACGACATTCTCAACGCCTCCTGCCGAATATTACTTACTTCTTTATCCATCTGTTCCAGCATCTCAGAGATCTGGTCAGAGTTCAAGGCTAGGAGGCGGATTCGAAAAAACTTGTCATGTCCAAAGTTATATTTTGTTTATATTTGTTTTGGCATTCTGGACATGTAAGATCTATGGGTTGCAGTTCAGCTTTATTTTTAAGCTCAATAATATGGTCTCGTACGCTGGTGAATATTTTACGATCGCAATTGTTCATTAGCTCTAAAATAAATTCAGATTCAGTGACCACAGCCTGCGGTGTTTTAACTGCGGCAATACTTTGACACAAGGCCTGCACAGTAATTGTGGTCAAGCGTTTCAGTGCATCATTGATATTTTTTATCTTGTCTGTTTCTGGAGTTTCTGCGTCAGGAATCATGGACATTATTTTTTGTTGCTCAAACTGCAATTGATTGTTGGCATTGAGATCTTGATAAGTCATAGGCCGGAAGAAAAATTCTAAATCGCCGTGCCGCACACTATTGTTGTAGTCTGGAGCCTGAATGCCGTCCAACATCATTCGTAAATCGATTGTGAACTCGTGTTCATGATTGCAACTAGGACATTGGCTACCAGAATCTAAATCATGTCCGTGACTGGCCAATCTAATACCAACCAAAATGGTGTCTACGTCTACTGCTGGGATTGCCCAGGCATTTTTTATGTTTGGCACACAGCTTTGTATTACATCAACCATGGCAGCTCCATTAAACAAAGCATCTGGTGTTCGATAGCTGATTTCGTCGATAGCAGTCATGGGCAACACAGGAATTTCTCCATTTGGCGGCATATCCAACGTGCCAGGTGGATAAAAATTACCTTTACTGGGTAGCCGTATGTAAATTGACGGCTGTCTAAAATACTGTTTTAATGGGTTGTTTGATGTCATAAATTCCCTCGCTAAATATAATTATGGCAAATGACGACTCCCTCAAAGAATTAGATGACTGGCTAGCCAGACAAAAAGAATCGTATGAAGCTGGCTATATTTCTGCAAAACAGTTGCACGAAGCAGAAATGGACCACGCAGCCGGCATACGAGGTTATACTGCACAGCTAAAACAAAGTATAGGTCAACTGGGTACCAGTACCAAAGATACAATTAGCACCATGTCCAAAGGCCGAGATTCTACAGAGGCCTGGTCTAAAACAGTTGAGTCCGGTGCTGATGCAGTTGCTTCATACACATCAAAATTTGGCCCAGCCGGCAAAGCCATGGGCTTGTTGGCCAAATCAATTGCGGCCCTTAATACTGCGGCCCTGGCACAAAGTAAAGCATTATTTGATCAATATCAAAAGTTAAGTCAAGTTGGTGTAGTTGGTGGCAAAGCCATGGACGAAGTCTATGAAAAAATGCGCCAATTTGGTTACACTCAAGACCAACTGGGTAACTTAAATCAAGTTCTTACTGAGAACAGCAAAACACTAGGCAAGTTCTACGGCAGTGCGCTTGAAGGCAGCCGAGTCATGGGCCGGGCTGCAGCTGGATTTGCAGAGCAGCGCGAGTCAATGAGATTAATGGGTCTCACTGTTGATGACCTAAACGATGGTCTTGCCGGCTACATTGCCCAGGAAGGTGCATTCGGAAGACTACGGGGAAAAACTAGCAAAGAACTAGCCGAAGGCACAATAGCTTATCTCAAAGAGTTAGATGCAGTGACCAAGCTGACTGGATTGAATCGCAAGGAGCAACAAGATATTCAAGATCAAGGCCGGAACATCGAAGCGTTCTATGCTGTTCTTGCAGACATGGACCCAAAGGATGCACTAGAGGCTGAGAAAGCCTACAAACTAGCATACGTGCAACTTGGTCCTAAAATGGCCGCCGAACTTGCCGGTTCCTTTGGCGGAATTATAACCGGCGGCACTGATATGGCAATGGCCACCGGTGGCGAGAGCATGAAGAAATTCAGCAGAGAGTTTTTTGAGGCTGGTGGAACTGCATCTCAATCCATGAAGGCACTTGGAGATTCTATTACTCCAGAAACTGTAGAAGCTATCAAAGGCATAAACAAGCTCGGTGGCGCATTTGGACCAAATTTAAAAACAGTAACAGAATTTAAAGAAAGTGTTAAAACTCTTACTGAAGATACTGAAAAGGTAACAACAGAACAAAAAAATCAACTAGCAGGTCTAGATAGTGCAACCAAGAGTCAGGCCGCTATTGCTGAGAATCAAGTTAAAACAGCACAAAGAACAGCAGACTTTACTAATATATTTGTGCCAGCAGCGACCAAGATACAAAAATGGGCCACTGATACAGCAGAGTTTACAAGTCGTATAATACCAGGCTCTTCTACCGGTGGTATATTTGGACTTGGGTCAAGAGGTGGTGGCGCATCAGGTGGCAGTGGTGGTGGCTCTGCACCAGCAGGTGGTAGTGGTGGTGGAACAGGAGCTCCGGCAGCTCCGGCAGCTCCAGGCAGTAGAGGTGGCAGTAGTGGTACACCTACAGCACCTGGAGCATCCTCGTCGAGCAGTAGCGCACCTCCATCGGGGCAAGGTGCCGATGCTGGTTCTTATAGTAGATCAGGCGGAGGTCTAGGAGCACCTCCATCAATGCAACAAGCATCAACTGGCGGAATGAGTGATGATGATATTAAAAAGATGATCATCAGGCACGAAGGTATACGTAACAAACCCTATCAAGACAGTTTAGGATTGTGGACAGTGGGTGTTGGACATTTAATCGGTGACGGCAAAACGCTACCACCAGAATGGAATAGAGAATTTTCCAACGATGAAATAATGAAAATGTTCAATGATGACTACGCCAGTCATCGATTGGCGGCACAACGAATACCCAGTTTTGACAAGTTAAACACCAAAGGACAAGCTGCGTTAACTGACTTGACTTTTAACATGGGCAATAGTTGGATTGACAAATGGCCCATGTTAAAAAAGCAGTTAGCATCAAACGATGTTGCAGCCGCCGCTGCAAATTTAGAAAGTAGCAAGTGGTATGGTCAAGTGGGCAACCGTGCTCCTACAGTGGTAGATTTATTGAGAAATGGCGCTGCTACTGCTGAGAGTGGTGCTGCGTTTTCTGGTCCAAAATCTGGATATTCTGCTGTGTTACACGGTGATGAAGCAGTGATACCACTTAATAATAACAGTGGAAATTTTATAAAAATGTTTGAAACCATGGCCAGCACTAATCAACGTATTGTTTCTTTGTTGGAAGAAACTTTAGACGTGCAATCAAGCATAGCGTCGGCAACCAAGAATACCGCTGACAGCAGTGGCAAAATGTTGCACTACGCACAAGGTTAACGGTAAATATACAACCATGGCAGATAATCAAAACACTCGCAAACCCGGTTGGAAAAAATATTTCAAAGTTGCAAACACTGGCGGCCAACTGAGCCCAATCTCAGGGCAAAATCAATTTGGTCTAGACGGATATCCTAGACAAACAGGCGGAGACTACACAGGCGGAACACCCAACGACTTTGCCTTCCGCAACTATGCCAGCAGACTGCCCGAAGTATATTCAGGACATCCTAACCGAATTGAACGCTATAATCAATACGAAAATATGGATTGCGATTCAGAAGTCAATGCCTGTTTGGATATCATTGCTGAGTTTTCAACACAGGTCAATGAAGACAATAAAACTCCATTTGATATCAATTTTACAGACAAGCCTACTGATCACGAAGTAGAAATTGTTAAAAAGCAGTTACAACAGTGGACCAAATTAAACAAACTAGATCAACGAATTTTTAAATTGTTCCGCAACACTATCAAGTATGGCGATCAAGTGTTTGTGCGTGATCCAGAAACGTTTGAAATGATGTGGGTTGACATGGTCAAAGTGGCCCGTGTTATTGTTAATGAAAGCGAAGGCAAGCGCCCTGAACAGTATATTATTCGTGATATTAATCCCAACTTTCAAAACATGAGTGTGGCACAAAAAACCACCAGTGATTACTATGTAAGTCGGGCTACTGGAGCAGCCGGAGGTGGATCAAATTATACTTCTCCTGGAGGTGGCGGCGCAGGTGGTGGTACTGGCAACGGCGGAGTAGGCAACAGTCGCTTTACACAGGCCATGAACGAAACTTGTATTGATGCACGACATGTGGTGCATCTTAGCCTTAATGAAGGACTGGATTTCTTCTGGCCATTTGGACAAAGTATCCTGGAAAACATTTTCAAAGTATTCAAACAAAAAGAACTGCTAGAAGATTCGGTCCTGATCTATCGTGTGCAACGTGCTCCAGAACGTAGAATTTTTAAAATTGACGTAGGTAATATGCCCAGCCATATGGCTATGCAGTTTGTTGAGCGTGTTAAAAACGAAATGCATCAGCGCCGTATTCCTACCAACACAGGCGGTGGCGCCAACATGATGGATGCCAGTTACAATCCGCTCAGTATCAACGAAGATTACTTCTTTCCAGTCAGTGCAGACAGTCGCGGATCAGACGTTACTACCTTGCCCGGTGGCGCCAATCTAGGCGAAATTGACGATTTAAAATACTTTAATAACAAAATGGCCCGTGGTTTGCGTGTGCCTTCAAGCTACTTGCCCACAGGCCCGGACGACTCAGACCGTGCTATGAATGACGGAAAAGTAGGCACAGCACTGATCCAAGAATATCGCTTTAATCAATATTGTATGCGCCTACAACGCCTAATTATGCAGAAATTGGATGACGAGTTCAAAATGTTCTTGCATTGGAGAGGCTTTAATATTGATTCAGGAATCTTTAGTATTAGTCTATGCGAACCACAAAACTTTGCCAGCTATCGTCAAAGCGAACTGGATACCAGTCGTATTTCGTCATTTGCAGCCATTGAACCTTTGCCATATATGAGCAAGCGTTTTATGATGAAACGTTACTTAGGCCTAACTGAAGAAGAAATTGTAGAAAACGAAACAATGTGGCAAGAAGAACGTGACCAGCCTGAGTTAGAAACTACACAAGGACAGGATTTACGTAGTATTGGAATTACACCAGCTGGGCTAGAAAGTGATATTGCTACAGGTGAAGAAATAACTGGGGCAGATGCTATGGGAGGACCAGAGGGTGGTATGCCTGGGGCACCGACTACAGCACCTGGCACCGCCGGCACTGCCGGAGCACCGCCTCCAACTAGCGGAGTGCCCGGTGTATAAATACTAGTATGATTCTCAACGAAATATACGAAAAAAGTCCTGAAGCTTATCAGGATGTCGGCCAAGATAACAGTCAACCGCGACTGGGTAATCTTCGCAAAACTCGTCTGACTTTGCGTCAGCTGAACAAACTACGTCAGATGCAAGATGTGCGTAGTTACGAGTATAAAGAAAAACTTAAACAAGTTAAGAAACAATATGCACCCGCCCCGGCTGCTCCTGGACTGTAATTAGCTGTAACACAACAGTCAAATATACTCACTTTTCCGCCTCAAAACTACCAATATTATAAGTTAGATGTAAATATCTAACGAGCCATAACCATTGGAGGAACATATGACTAATAAATTTGAACAGTTGATCGAATACGTGATCAATGATGAAGAGGCGAAAGCCAAAGAACTATTCCACGACATCGTGGTAGAAAAATC